CTAACCAGAAATATGGACTCAAACGATGTTGCACAAACATACCAGTTTCACGAAGAGTCGTCATATGGGGTTATTGAAGGAACTTATAACATTATAGAGACTAAATAATATGACAGAAAGAGAGTTAATACTTTTGGGTTTCAAAAGTGAAGAAATTAGAGAGCACGACGAAGACGAGTCCTACTATTATGCTCTTGATATCGTTGATGGAATTACGTTTATAACACCAACAAATGAAGAAATAAAGGAAGACAATTGGTACGTTGATTTTTTTAATACGGATCCAATTGTAAGATTCCACGAATTTGGAGAAGTCCAAGGACTGATAAACCAACTTACAAAAGCAATAGTAAAAAAATGAGAGATAAAAGAATGATGTATGAATCTATGTTAAATGAACATAGGAGGACCCAAAATGAAATTTCTGACATTAAAGCAAATAGTTACGAACTAAACGAAGAAGAAAAGAAAAAAGTTAAAGAATTAGAAACAAGACAGATCCAATTGATGAATCAAATAAAATCTTTATTTAATGGAAAATTCGGAAAATAAAATACCAACACACGATCCACAGACCGGAGAATTAAATCCGTATTATGAAGAACTAACTGGTGAGAAAAATCCATTATCAAAAGATGTGGAAAATGAAAGTTTTGATATTCCAAGATTTGTCGGTAGAAAATTTAGGTATAATGGAAAATATGGATTATCAACTTGGACTGACACAGTTAAAAGAATATCATATAGACAAGGGATAGTATTTGATCCACCATTTGATTTAAAAGCGATAGGTATAGGTAAAAACTTTAAGGCGGAAAAATTAAACATTATTGGTTATAACATTGAATTAGTTGTAATATCTTCAAGATCCGGACAAGTTTATGCGTTTGAGAATTGTGTTTTTATAAATGATTGAATATGGCAAAAATTGATATATTAAAAGAAAAATACCCAAGAGTTGCAAAAACAACAGCTAATATATTCCTTAATGGTGATACGACACCAACAAAAAAATATTTGGAATATATGTTTAAACAATGGGATAATAGAAATTATAATTTTAACTATACAAGTCGTGACATTGTAAATTTGGTAAATGAGTTTGATGATTTACTACCTTATATTGAAAATAAGGACATTTATCATAAAGAGTATGAATCAGTATCACATTTAAGTTTAGTTATACAAAAAGCTAAAAAAACAAAAGAAGATAAGGAGTTTAACCGGGAAGAACACATTGATGTTTTAATTGAAAATGATGATTACTTATTACTAAGACCAATAACATTAAAAGGCTCAATGAAATATGGTTATGATACCAAATGGTGTACAACACAATCAAATGGGTATCAATTTAAAACTTACACAAACAAAGGTTATTTGTTTTATCTAATTTCAAAAAAAGAAAGAAGTAAGAATTATAATAAGGTTGCATTTTTTCTTCAAAATAAAAATGACACACTTACCGGTAAAATTGACATATACAATCAGTTAGATACAAATATTGAACAAGACATAAAATTATTATCATACGGATGGTCAATCTTTGAAATATTTGAAATTACAACAAAAATAAGATCATATTCATTTGAAGATAGTTGTAAATCAAAAATTAAAGAAGAAGTTGATTCAACAATAACAAAATTAGAAAATATTGATATTGACAAATTCTTTAAAAATGTTGATTTTTTGGAAAACTATGAAAATGTCGGAACTGAATATAAAGAAAAATTAAATACGGTTCTGGATAAATTAAGAAGTAAACTGAGTATTAATAATTAAAATTATGAAAAATGAAATGAAGTTTTTTAAAGTGTTTCTGATGTGGTTAGGCTTCATCACAATCGGAACAATGTTTGGCGAATACATCGTCAGCAGAGAAGTAAACGGATTCCTCCAACTGTTAAGTTTCGTTGGTGTTGTAGGGATCCTAATATATGTAATAAACGAAACAATTGAATTATTTAAAAACAAAAAACAAAATGATTAGTAGTGTAATTTTTTTAGCGTGTCTTATCGCAGCGATTTTAGTAGGGTTATCAACAAGAGGTAATATGTATGTAACAGGAGCAAACAGATGGGGTGATGAAAAACAGAAGTTTAATATGATGTGGTTGATTAAACCGATTGGTATTTTTGTTTTAGGTATTATAATCTCTAACATCCAACCATTCGCCCTGGAGCGTATTGATGCGGGTAATAAAGGGTTAAAAGTTAATTTAACTGGATCTGAAAGAGGGGTTGCAAAATACCAATACAAAACGGGTTGGGTTGTTTATAACGATTGGACCGAACAAGTTAAGGAATTTCCTTTATTCCAACAACACATTGAGTACGATGCTCAAGAAGTAATAACTAAAGGTGGGTTCTCAGCAACTATCAAACCAAGTTTCAACTATTCATTACGTGAGGATGCAATTGGTGATATGTTTGTTAATTTACGATTAGATATAAAAGAAATTGAAAAGGGTTGGTTAAAGAATGCGATTGTCTCTTCAGTGAATGATGTGGCTAACCGATGGGAAGTGGATGCAATCTTTAATAAACGAGAAGAGTTTGAGGCGGCAATCATTGTTGAGTGTAATAAACGAGTATCTAAATGGTTTACGGTGTCCCAGTTAAGAACAAACATTGTTCCACCAGCATCTCTACAAAAGGCTATTGAAGGTAAGACTAAGGCGGTTCAGGAAGCTCAAGCCGCACAACAAAGAACGTTGGTTGCACAGGCTGAAGCTCAAGAAAAAATCGCAATCGCTCGTGGTGATTCTGCAAAAGTTATAATTGACGCACAAGCATTAGCATTGGCTATGAAATTAAAACAAAAAGAAATTACACCTCTGTATGTTGAATATTTGAAAGCCCAAACTTGGAATGGGGTCTTGCCCACAACAGTTGCGGGTGGTACTGGAACGTTCTTAAATATTAAATAAGATAGTTGAAGAACTAAAATTAAATCCTCACTTAACGGTGGGGATTTGTTTTTTTAAATAAGTTTTATTATATTTGTATTATGAAAGGAAAATTAATAAAAACCGATGTAAATTATCTATTAGAAGACGATAAGGGTGTTGTTGTCGCATCAACATCCACAAAGGAAGGTAAAAAACTATCCAAACAAAACTGTGATGAGATATTTGGAGTTGTTGATGTTATTGATGTTGTATATAAACAAGTTAGAAACGGATTTGATGGAGTTATAGATTCATTCACTGAAGCATTTGCTAAAGAATGTATCAACAAAGCAATGGAGTTATATCAACCAACAGAGATTGAAGTTGAGAATGAGATGGAATGTCTGGATCCTAATTGTGATGGTATAAACAAGAAAGGTGTTTGTATACCTGGAGATAAACCAAAACTTGATTCAGAAGGATGTTTAATACTTAGAAAACTATAAAATGGAAAATAGAAGTACACACTACGGAGACGTATCAAACTGGATTGAAAAGATAATTGATTCTTGTGAAACAATAGAACAAACATTTACTGCTAAAAAATTGATTAGTAATTTTGCAAAACAATTAAGAACTAAATCACCAGATAAATACTGGAACAGTTATCAATACACAGTTATTGACCCACTTAATGATTTAGTAAGAATTAAACGACAATCATTCATAAATAAGATTGAGGAATAATGGAAGAAACAAAATACCCAATAGGTGGATTCGCACCTGGATACTATATGAATACTTGCGTCACTTGTAAAGAAGGTTTTACGGGAGATAAAAGATCTGTACAATGTGAAAAATGCGCAATTGAAATGATTAGGGTTAAAATAAATGAAAGTGAAAAAGGTGGATTTGAAATTGAACACGATTATTTACAAGGATTTATTGATCAGTTTGGAGACGGACCATTAGGTGAACTGGATCCAAACAAATGGACAGCACTTGATTTTTTGGGATGGTTAAAGTTGAATAATTATAAAATAATAAAAAATGGCAGAAAAATATCAAATTAAAAAATGGATTGAAAATATTATTAAATCTTCCAACACATGGGATCAATTAGTAACTTGTGAAAAGTTGATTGAAAATTTTAAAAATCA